TATAACGTTCTACAACAGTTTGTATAGGTGCGTTTTTCTCTTTGCGATCTATACTAGGATCAACTTGTAATCCGCAGATTAAATAATCGCATTGTTCTTTTGCTTCACGCAACATTTGTACATGTCCAGCGTGTAATAAATCAAATGTACTACAAGTAAATCCTACTTTCATCCTCTATATAACCCCATAGTTAATGGAACAAGTATATCGTCTATGATAGTATCGGGGTTATTTCGAATAGGCACGCCTGAACATGCTGATAAAAATAACCCTGCACATATTATGATTACTAAATTTTTCATTGCATATTCTCTGCCAGTTGTTTTAACATTTCAATAAGTTCCTCAATTGTTTCCATGTCATGTTCACTTTCAGTGTCTATGTTAATATTAACATCTATTTTCATTTTTGTCTAGTCTCCAAAGTCAAATAAACTTGAAAAAGTGTTATGTCTTTTAGTATCTTCTAAAGGATAGTTAAGTACACCAATCAAATTATCTAACTTATTATCAATAATAGTTTCTGCCATAGCTGCGTCATCAAACGGAAGTTCTTTGAACCACTCAGGCAGTCGCATTTGATCCGTTGGGTATGCAACACTTGTGTAACCCAACGGATTTTGTTTTAATTTACAAACAATAACTTTCATACCATCAACAACTTCTTCAGAGTACTTGTCTCCGTTCATCCGTTTTAGTGTATTCCAGTTAATACTTGCCCGCACGTGGCCAGGCATATTTGCCTTGCCTTGTTTTTCTTCTAGTCGACGATAGTGACCAACTTTGTTTGCACGTTTTGGACTACCTTTCTCCCAACCAGGTCGCTCATGAAACTGTTGTCTAAACACAGTTATGCGCTCAAGTACATCTTCAAGCGGCTTATCTGTAAGTACCATAAGTAAAAGCTCACTTAGAAACTCTTGCATAAACACAGGTGTATCTGACCTACGCAAGTCTAAGCCCATTGCTTTTACTTTGCCAACTTTACCATCTATATCTGTTCTAAAGCCTTCGTTATCAACAACTAGTGCCGCATAACGTTTCTTAGTAATAAATAACCCTGACTGTGCAACAATCTCTCTACCTGCAGCAATAACAGTTGCACGACTCTTTGGACAATGGAACTGTTTAGCCATCATTACAACAAAGGTGCTATCAACTGCGTCAGCTACTTGATCATATAACACAATTGCCTTTTCAGTATTCCATTCAATCTTGCCTGATTCAACATCATCTTTCAACGTAGGCCACGCACTAAAGTAACAACTGTCAGTGTCACCATAAATCATTGCATCGCCTACGTGATCATACGTGCCTGTAATGACTTTATTAGCTTCAGCACTCATGTGCTTAACAATTGTACGTCCTGTTAGTGTAGTTGACTGTCCAATACGCTTGTCAAAGAATCTACAACCTGGATTAAGAATAGCACCATATAAACTGTTAAGCAAAATCTTCTTAACCAACTGTCGCTTATCCCAATACTCGATCTCTGCTGCGTTACCTGCATCTTTTGCTTTTTTTAGCTTTGCTTGCAACTCTTTACGTTCTGCATACCAACGCTTTAATAGTCCTGGAATAACACCTTCAAACTCTGTAGTAAAAATAGTGCCGTTAGCACTAAGCATCCAAGGATTATTACTATCAAAAACTAGCTTATAAATTTCTGCACCACTAAGTACTTCAGATTGTCCGTTTTCGAAATCAATTGTAAGTGCAATAGACTTACTTTCTTCCATAACTGCATCATATTCTTCAGTACAAAAACGTCCTTCCCAACTGCCAGCAAAGCTTTTCTTCTTTAAGAACATGTCTTCGTGTACGCGAGCATCACTAATGTCTGGTCGTATCTGTCCTACAACAGTCTCAGGTGCCATATTTAATGCACGGATCACACTAGGATATAGCGAGTTCAAATCCATTGACGCAATCCATTTGTGTAGACCTTTCTTAGGAAACGCAACGTATGCCCCGGCTGCTTGTGTAGCTTCGTCGTCACGTTTTTTGCGATTTGGAACTTGTAATCCTCTGTGATGTGCTTCATTAACAATGCCTTGCTCTGTAACAGCAACAGCGCCCATTGTAGTCTGAATTAATACTGTATTTTCGTGTGCAATAGTATTAGATAAGTCAATAAACCGAAGCTTTTTATCTAGTTTATCAAGTAGTGCAGTATCTTGAATGTTATATTCAATAAACTTTCGGAAATCTTGATTATAAAGATGATCTAAAGTACCTTCGTATGCAACTTTGTTTTCGCCTACTTCAATTTCACCAATAGCATCTAGTCGATATGTGTGTCGTTCTTCGTATGTGTACTTACGATACAGGTTTAAACTATCCAAGTGTACACGACCAACTAAGTCAAACGTTTCACTTTCCTTGCCAAACTTTTCGTATATACGTTTTTTAGGAAGTTGATCCCATAAGCAAAATCTACGAGTATCATTTTTACTTAGTACACGAGCTGTTCTGTTTACAGTATACGGAATATCGTAACCTTCACTGTTCCACCCACTTAGTACGTCACTGTCTTCAATTAATGTTAAGAAAGTGTCGATCATATCGCCTTCTTTCTCAAACAAGACAACATTGTCAATACCTTCGAGCTCTTTCTTTGCTTCGTCCATAGTAAGTGTCTTAGGAGGAACTGCTAAACAAATCATTGTTTCGAGCCACTGCAAATATACACTAATACTTGTAATAGGCATAAATGGATCACTAGGATCAGCAAAGCCTCGCTCTGGATCAAAGTCAGTCTCAATATCAAAGAAAGCAATGTTTAACTTAGGCGCATCTTGATTAAGATAGTTTTCACTTAGACACTGAAAGATTGGATTAATGTCACTTTCAAACAGTTGTTTGTCGCGATTAATTGCAACTTCTTTGCGGAAGTCTTTTGTACTCTTACATACAATGCGACTCAGTGGATCACCGTACACGCTTTTGTACTTGCCACGCTGATCTTTATAATAAAATGTATATTTAGATTGATATTCACGGTAAATTCTTTTACCATCTTTGCGCTCAACTGCACGAATAATATCGGCGTCTCTATCAAAGAATGCGTCTACGTAACTCATTTATTCTCCTTGTTGTTTATGGCCAACTAACCTTTATACCTGTTCGTAGAGTGAACGACTCTGTATGTTATATATTATAGCACGAAAGTTGTATTAGAGCAAGTGCATTCATTACTTATTAGAACAACAATCCTGCAATATAAATTACGGTTAGACCTGCGTTCATAACAATTAAACTTTTTTCTTTCCATAGAATACCAACAAGTATCCATAAACTGTTACTAATAATGAATGCCCAAATGTACAAAGGGTAAACATTAAATGCAGCTAGTGTAGCGGCTGTCAGCAAACATACTGTTGCTACCCACGCTAACCATTGATAAGGTTTTACCACCATAGTGCAGCAACTCCAAACCCAAATACATTTATTACAGCAAAGTATCCAGTTAGTAACATTACCCAAGCAGCGCCACGTCTATAGGCTGCGTAGCATTGCGTAATACTACCTATTAGGAACCCTGGATATACAAGTAGCATATTTGGGTAGTCGGCATTTAGTGCAAGTGTTAAACTTGCATATACAGTGAATATAAAACTTGTTAATTCAAAGAAAAAGGCTGTACGGTCACTAGTATAACTATCTATCCAAAATGTCTTAATCTTTTGCATTTACTTGTCAATACCTACTGTTGCAACTAGGGTTTCAAGATCGTCATATGCATCTGCATGCTTATCCCAATCACGTTTTAGACCAATTTTAATTGCTTTGTTAATCAAACTTGCTTTAATGTCAAGTTCTTCTGCAACAGCTTTAACAGTGTCTTTGAGACCACCCTGCAAGTCTTCAATTTCTTGCATTACTGTTACGCCTTCTTGAACTAGACGCTCAAGTTTTGCCTTTTCTTCAGCACCATAGGTACGATCACTCATAGATTTCTCCTTGTTAAGTTTTAATGTTAATACTATTATAGCGTACATCGTGAAAAAAGTCAAGTAAAAACTTGACTTTATTTTATATAACCAAAGTAGTTCTTACTATGTTATTATTGTCGGGATGACCAGTCTTCGTAGTTAGAATTAATACTGTTGTAATGATTAAAAGAGTGCTGCATAAACCAATCTTTGGTCATTCCGCCAGGCTTCTCTAACTCTGCATCAATTCCTCTGGTCCATATATCAAATATTGACTTAGGTGCCTGCGTTTTTGGTATTGCAAACATCCATTCACGTACATCAGGCTGCAATATTTGTTCCTTGAATGCAGCATAAAAATTCGTAATATATGTAGTAGTTTCGGTACCACGTGTCCAAGGCCCTGGTTGGTCTGACCCATCAAACTCTAAGGCGTGCAATTCTCTGACGCTAGTGCCAAATGTTACTATTCCTACATCAGTAGAACTTTCTATGTCATATTCGGCGGGCATATTGTCCTCACCGGCATGCGGTGCTAAGTGATTGTATATCTTTTGCCAAGTGACATCATGTGTATCTATGCCCATATTATAACGCATACCAGCTCTAAGATTCCAATTATCAACAGTAACAGATCCAGGAGCCATTTCTAGACCTAGGTACTTGTGGAACTGCTCCATTCTTGTGTTAATACTTGCTCGATTGCTGCCAAGGCTTCCATTGCGCAAAGTTACAAAGTGATTGAGTATGCTAATCCATTGTTCTCTACTGAATGCAGTACCGAGATCGGTATTAGTGTTAATCATTTTTGTCTGTTCTACAATTTGAAATATATTCATTGGTTAACTCCTAGTACTGTATTTAACCTCGCTAGCGTATGTATAACAGAATCATTAATACTTTCAGATATACCTAATGATCTAACATGATCGAACGCAGGTTTGGTGTCCCATCGTTCATCTTTTAACCAGCCTAAAATAGTTTCACCTCGACGAGTAACGTTTTTAAATGCTGCATCTGCTACTTGATAAAGTTCTTTAGTTTCAATAGATTGTATTATTCTAATTATTTCTTGTTGTTTTCGGACATTTGTATATCCTAGTATGCCGCTATCTAATAAATCGTGTAACTGCACTCCATAATTTTGTGCTTGTTCTGTATTTGTACTCTGTATTTGCGTTAATGCTGCTGTTCTTTGATCTGCTATTCTTTTAGCTTCTGCTTCTGCTGCTGCTTCATCTTCTATTCTTTTAGCTTCTGCCTCTTGTGCGTTCTTAGCTCTTCTAGCTGCTGCAATGGCCATTGCCGGAATTGTATATTTCTCAGTAGCGTCAGTGGGTTGTTCACCGTTAATAGTTTGAGCCCATTCATCTGCTTCTTTCCTCCAAAGAGAATAACCATCGATCATTGCAGAGTCACTAGTAACATCTTTCCAATCATTTGCTACTGGTTCTACTTCATCTGGCTTTGGTTGTGTTATTGATATCTCAGTACCCGGATGTACAAAAAATTGTTGACCGGTAACTGTATCGTCCATAACTTCGGCCTCTATACCGTCAATAGTAATTATGTCGCCGTCTTTTAAATTATCTGCGTTATATGCATCATTGAGCGTG